TTACAAGTAATCGAAGGCTTTAGTTTTATCATCAGATAGCGTAACTGCCTGGATGCCAGCCCCGGAGAGTATCTTCGCAATCTGCGTTTCAGAGATAACCTTCAGCCGGTCTTGTACAGCATCTTTCATATCAGCCAGGCGCAATCCAGCATTGTCATCGAAAACAAAGAACCCGCCACGACCCGTAATCTCTGTGACTGCCATAGAAAATGCAGCGAATCGTTTTCTCGTTTCAGCATCAGTGACAACAGCGACGCGATCTTGAATGACGTCAGGCATTCCTGCAAAGCCGACACCGGCGTCATCATCGATAGTCATTAATCCGCCAAACTTATCGAGCGGTGTTAATGCAAATTGATGGTCGATAAGAGCGTTAGAATCGTTTTTTGAAATGACACTGTTTATATATTTTTGGGCTTTTTCTATAGATTCAATAAAAACATTTGACGGTAAAAACTGTCCAGTTGGCGTAGGAGTTCCAGCAACGTTAATATATTCATCTGCTATTGAATTTGGATTGTCTGACCAAATAAAGAAATGTGCGCCATCTTGAATCTCACCAGAGTTAATTGCAGCACTTGCTTGTTCTAATGTGTATGCCTTACCTAGAGGCGAAAGATTATTTCTTAGTCCTTGCAGTGTGAATCTTTCTATACCGAATCTATCTTCGTATTTTTCAGCATCTGAGTTAACCACCTCGTCAATTTTTTCCGCGTTGAACTTTAAGTCGATAACATCATTACTTGGTACTGGTTTGGATGTTGGTGTTGTCATTTATTCGGCAACCTCATAATTATACATTTCGTCGTTATATTCAGACATGGTTAACGAGGTGGTCCCGTCGCCATTAGGTTTCTTTTCGGTAATCGTCCACTTGGTCGAATCCATCTCTACTTGCGTAGCAATGACGTAACGAGAGGGGGACTGGACGTTATAGCCGTCGAAGATATTGAGGGTTATTTCTGGTAATGTTGCTGTGAATCCAAATATCGTGTCGCTACGAGGAAATGCCTGGATTCTTGCGGTTGGTGTGCCATTAGCATCGGTGACGATGACAAACATGTCTCCCTGCCATTCAATGCGTTCGCTTGTGTCAAAATCATTTCCATTCCTGGCAACGATATACCCATCCTGCTGATTGGCATCGTAGATGTCAGGTACCTGGACCATCTGCCCTACGTTTACCCATTCCCCATCTGACAAGGCTCTTATCGACATCGTTTGTCGGGAGTAAAGCAACCGTCTAACCTCTTTCAGCGCCCTATCACGCGCCTGATAAGAGTTTCTGACATAAAGCATGTCGAGTTTCTTCGCCTTGACTGGCTCCCCCTCTTCAATGGCTGAACCGGTGATCCGATAGCGAATGAATGCCTGTTTGTTTGTCGTGGGGTTCTTATAGGTGACCTGCACACCGTCAAATCCACCAGGGAGTGTCATGTCGTATGAGAGGCTGTAATCTTCCGCCTTGGTGTTAGCACGGTTGAACAACGTCACCGCGTTAGGCTTGCGCTCGTCACGCGTAAACGACAACACCCCGTCATCCCAGAACGCAGTGACCGTGGCCGCGTCACAAATGGTCTGCACCCTTGCCCCAAGAGATATATCTTCATCGTCAAACGTGTAATCGAAGTAGCCTAGCCGCGAATCAGGAAGGGACGCTGCAATCGAATACAGCTCGTAAATGTCGATGCTGGATTCAACCTGTCCACCCATTTTTAACCAAGTGTGCAACACTGCATCTGCAAACGAGCGTGACGGCCTTTCGGTGTAATCGACAGTCTGGGTTGCAAGGTCATAACTGATAACGTGGCGGGTGATGAGTGCGTTGTATTTCCGGTCGCGTGAACTTGTTGCTCTTTCCGTCGCTGTTACAGTGACCGTAACCAGCGTGTCATTTGGGTAAGTGACGTTGCTTCGCGTTCTGACAATATGAACAGCTTCTGCTTTCAGGACTGAGTGATCGTTGCTGTTATTCGTTCTGACAAATTGCAAAGCGTAACGCCCGTACCCTGCGGCCGGTGTTACTTTGAACGTTCCGTATTTGGTGTCTGAATTTTCATCATCATTGTTCAATCCGATGTTAAGGGATTCAGTTGTGCCGGGAATTTGGTTGTTATCATCATCAACTTTCCACCATGTCACTGTTGTTCTGGCATAGTCACCATGTCCCAACTGTGCCTGAAGGTGTATCCAGAGCTGCTCCCCGGCCACTGGAGAGAATGACGGGCCGATCACCAGAGGCTCGTTATCATTCAGCGTGAATATCGTGGTGTTGATAACTGCATCACCCGGTATCTGCCCTATGTCGTTACCGCTGAGATTCGCAAAGGTGAACTCATAAAAATACTGAGGATCTGCAGGTGCTCCGTCATCGGTTGTCGTTGCATTGGTTAGGTCAGCAAACACGGTTATATCCCGCGTTACTGGGTCAGATACCGTGTTGTAGGTGACGTTAACCACGAATGACACTGAGTGCGGTTTCGGCAGATCATAGAAGTAGTCGAAGTCACTATTTTGCTTAATCCTCACCTTGGCCTGACCGGCAACGAATTCTCCCGAAACCATATCCGTGGTTGTCGTTGCCGTTTCGGCAGGGAAGTCTTCGCTCTCGTTTGGCCCTGGCAATTCCTGACCGTCGATATCATCGAATGCGAACCCTTCGTTGATGACCGGTATGTTTTGGCCTGGCTGGAAGATCTGGTATGAGGCACCCGCCAGAGCACCAAGATTCGACTCTGAGTAGCGGACAGAGGTCACGTCATACTTGCCCAGACCAAAGTTCATCCACTCTGTCACCTTTTTGATGTTATTGGTGTACTCGAATAGAGACTCCTGAATGAGGTCAGGGAAGGCCCTCACCTGACCGTAGTTATCAGGTTTAGCCTCGCCGTTACGGGCGATATTCGTTTGCCCTTTCAGGCTATTATTCGGTGATGTTTTTGAATTGTTTGTGGCTGCGTTGGCGCTGGGCTGCTTGATGAGTGACGAAAGGATTTTCTGGGTAAACTTTATCGGGTTGAAGTGTTCAAGCGGGTTCAAGATTGTGCCGAGTGCGCCACTCTTGGGCTGGTCAAACACGCTGATGATGTCGCCATGGTTCAGTGGGAAATTCAGCTCGTCATCAGGTTTAAGCTTTACTCCGTTCCTCAGTATCTCAACATCACAATGCAGGTTGGCCGTTTTCAGCCAGGGGTAAAACATGCTGCCGGCTGCGAGGTTATGTCGCTCTTTCGGTATCCCCGGCACGCGCTGAACTTCGATCAACGGCATAGTCGTAAAACTCCACTTTGGTGAACACTTTTTCTAACGTCCGAAGCTTGTCGAAACGCACCTGTCCGGACTCGCCACGGCTATGGAATGCTTGGCCATTCACCACCAAACCAACATGTTTTGGCTCATCGCCGTAATACGCGATAAATATGCGACCATCGGCGGACTTTTCGGCCTGTTGCCAGAACACAACATCACCTATAAAGCACGTCAGGAAATCGCTACCGGCTTCGTAGTCCGGCGTTTGGTGTATCTCTATGCCGAGCACATGCCGGTAATACAGAACGACGAGACCCCAACAATCCGCCGCCTCAAACGAGCACGCTCTATCGCGCCACGGCTTACCCTCCATGGCGGCCACAAAGTCAGATTTATGCATTGGCAAGCCCTGGGAAGTCGGTTGTGTTGTAGAGGAAGGCGATGTTGTTGTTCAGCGGGTTCTGTAGCGTCAGCGAGCATGTAACGTCGCTCTCGTCCATCGACACGTCTTTCACGTACAACGTCCACGGCTTAAGCGGCGTATTCATATCGGCCGCATCAAAGCGCTGATAGGTGGCAGATATTGGCGTTATCCGGGAATAGGTGCGCCAGAGTTTCAACTGCTGCTTAAAATCCTGCGCAAGGCGTCCAAACTTCACCGTCGCATTGATTACCGGTGTGTTGCTCTGCTGGCTCTCTGATACCTCCATCCGGCATGGGGTATAAACCTGCCCCGCAAACGTCTTTGGGTAAATCTGGCGATTCACCAGACGGATATATCCGAAGGTCGAGTGATAAAACGTCATGGTGTCGTAGAGAATGCGGTTGGGCCGCTGAGACTGAAATTCGCGTAACGTTGGCATTTAATACTCCGGTAAATCTCGGTTAACCACCTCATCAATGATCCCCCACTGGTTCGGCGGTAGCTCAACAATGACGTCTGAGAATTCATCATCCGGGTTGTAAACCTTCCGGGTGATAACGTTACCCGTCCAGGTCGTCGTATTGCCGTTGATGCTTGTCTGTACTGGCGGGGCCACAAAATGCAGCTCCTGCATCTGCAAACCAGAACCACCCAGATTGCACAGCATGCTGAACCACTGGTTGCCGTTATCGAGATAGCGCGGGCTGCGATACCACTGCTCAAATGCTCGGTCTTCCTGCAGCGTGAAAATCCAGTTCAGTGACCAGGTGGTTTTAAGGTCATCGGTCAGCCGCTGGAAGATGGGCGCACCAACTGCAGGTTGATCGGTGCGAAACCCCGCATCAATCGTGCGGCTCTTGTTGGCCTTCTGAGGAAGGGATAGCCAGTCGGGATAAGGTATTGGCACGGTTTTCTCCCGGTAATAAAAAACCCGCCGAAGCGGGTTATTGTAAGAGTTGGTCTAGTTGGTGCCGATAATCATCGAACTCACCAATTTTCATTTGCCTGCACTCGTTGGCAGTAAGCACCATTGCATGCATTTCACCGCCAATATAAACACGAGACTCACTTGGCAACGCCTCTTGCATTGCGCGTTGCTGCCTCATCATTTGCGGAAATGCTTCATCTAAATTACCAACAATAATGTCACATGCAGGCTTGGCGAATGTCCCATAATCCAGCTCGTCAGGAGAAAATCCATTTGATGAGCGATAAGCAAAGCCTTTGATGCGCTGATCTTCGGAGGAATACCCAAACTGATAAATTGTTGTCGTCAAGTCATCTTGTAACTCGAACCTTAATTTAAACTCTGACCATAGCCGAGCAAGGTTCTGTTGCGTGTGTATATTCAAGTGCTCGACATCGAGCAGAACCATTTCATTACTTACAAAACGGGCCCACTCTGACGAAAACCTACCAATGCCAGTTCCGGCGATAATCGTTTTTAAAGTTGGGATGTACGAGGCTTTATTGGTAAAGATAAAAGGACTCCCTTCTTCATCTACAGCCAGGGTGTCTGTAACAACAATTGCCATGTCTTTGTGAAGATAAAAGATTAGTGATGACATTATTACTCCGTCGCTCGGCGTGGTGCCTGATGATATTGAGATAGCCCTTGGCTAATTTGCCCACCCTGTTGCAAATCAGCAAGTACAATTCGCGTTACCTCTCGACCATCTACCCCTGTGCTGGTTTGGGTATCTTGAACGCCAGCTCCTGAAGAATAGTTCTCTATTATAATTGTCGTCCCACCGCCCCCACCAGAATTAATCTGCTTGTTACTTAGGACATTCCCGCCACCATCACCAGGCAGAAGGTAATTCCTCCCATTACTAGACTGAAGTATCTCCGGCTTGCCACCTTCCCCAATTTGGTACATTCCACCAGCAGACACGGGCCCGCCATTCTTGCGCTTACCAGATAACGTCTTGGACAGCGCAAAGGCACCCACCAGCGCAGCACCACCAATGATTGCAGCAGCACCAAACGATCCAACAGAAGCCACCAGCGCAGCCGGTAACCATGCCGCCATTGTCGTGCCTGCTGATGTAACACTTGCTGCTGTAGTGGTACCCAAGGCTCCTACTTGCGTTGCAGTAGTGGCGGCAATAGCAGATTGCTGAACAGATGCGCCCATGATGGCTGATTTAGCCTGCTGCAAACCCATTTCTACGAATGTCTGAATGACACTACTCAGGACGGTATCAGCAAGCCCTCTCATTGCATCTGAGGCTGATTGCGTACCGGTGATGATGCCGGATAGCGCCGAACTAGCGCCTTGCCCAAACGAGTCAACAGCAGCTCCGAGAGCCTCATAGCCAACACTCTGCTGAGTGAACAGCGCCCACTGAGCATCGGTGCGAGCCTTCTCATATTCCATATTGGCAGCATTCATTAACGCTAAACCATTGGCCGTAATTACCCCTTTCTGGGTTTCAAATTGCTGAATTAAAGCCAACTTTTTAGCATGCTCATTGGCTAGTGCCTGTACAGGATCAACACTGCCTTGCGCCTCTTGTGCTGGAGAAACTAACGCATTAGCGTTGGCATGCGCGATTGCATTTTTATGGTCTTGGGCAAGCTTCAGGGAATCTTTGTTGTATTGCTGTTGGTCAATAATTCCCTCGTCATATTGGCGCTTCAATTGCTTGGTAGCGTCTGAATATGCTTTGTCTGCGTTGCGTACCGGATCAGCAGCAATGGCATCGTTTAAATCCTGCTGCTTCTGCTTGGCATCAAATAATGACCCGGCAAGTTGACCAATTTCATTCTTTTGCGCCTCGGTGGCTTTGGCTCCTGCTGCCGCCACTGCGTTATAAACAGCGGCTTCTCGGCTGTTATCGTCATAGCTAAGGTTCAAATACTGGAGCTGACGTTGAAGGTCTGCGATTTTCTGTGCGCCTTCGTCTGCTGTTTTTGCCCCAGCCTTAGCCCCTTTGTTTCGCGCCGCCTCCGCTTGCTGCAGGTCATAGTTAGCCCCCGCAAGTTCGCCGAGTTGATTGATGACATTCTGATTACCCTCCCCAGCATTTATCGCTTCAAGTCGAGCTGCTTTTACTGCTCGCTGCCGCTTGTCGGTTATCTGGAGTAATTCATTCTCCTGAGTCAATTGGTCAAGCTGCTTTTGCCCTGCGGAAGTAACCCCGACCATCAAGCTCTGAGAGTTGAAATTATCTTTAGCTTTAGCTGCAATGTTTAGAGCATCGCCAAATTGGTTAATCAGTCCGGCTGCGACTCCTGCTGCTTGCCCGTCTCGTCTAAGTAGATCAATGCCCTGAACAAGAGTGCCGTTCATCTGCGCCCGCAATATCCCGGCCTTACTGATTGTCTGGCTCAGTTTGCTTTGCTCTGCCTCAACTTTGGCAGTTAATTGGATGTGCTCACTTTCCAACTCACTTACTTTTGACACAGCATCTGAATAAAAAAGGCTTCCCTCGGACAAGCCTACCACCCCGGCTTTAGCACTTTGCAGCCTTGATGTAAGATCAGCCAAGCGAGCTTCGTTATTTTTGAGCTCTCCAGATTGGACATTTATCGATTTGGCCGCCTTATCTATCTCCGCTGCCAACTGCACATTGCTCATGGTGCGCATTTTGGCAATAACGCCGTCAAGCTTGTCCGCGAAATCAATAGATTCCTGCTTCGCCTGTTGTGCCTTTTGGTAAAAATAGAACAATGCTGCACCAGCAATCATCGCTGCGCCTGCCGGCCCACCAATTAATGACAGAGCACCTCTCGCCAATCCGCCAATAGTAGTTGTTGCCGCTGCTGCCGCAGTCGTTGCTGTCTTGGTTGCCGCCGCCTGTGCTAATTGTGCCTCGGCAAATACTGCTGATCGTTGAATAGCAACCGACTTAGCTGTATTGAGATTTTGCAACGCGAAAGCTTCAGCGTTCGTCCCCTTGGCAACGTTGTATTCTGCTTGTGCCAGTGCAAGAGACGATAATGCAGCCTCTTTATCTAACAATGCCTTTCTTGCCGTTACCGCCGCAGCATTCGCTGCAGCCGCTGCGTCAGCAGCTACTGCAGAAGCGTGAGCCTGAGAAGCAAGCATGTCGCTAACCTTTGCCTGCGTAGCCATCGCCAAGGAGCCAACATATCGCCCGCCGAGTACGACAGCAAAAGCCGTGACCACACCAGCAGCAACATCAACATTTTCACTTAAAGAGACAACAGCATCATTGAATACCTTCAAACCTGACTGAACAGAGGTAGATTCACCGATGAATTTAGTGATGTTGTTCCCGGCGATCTGGAATGCCTGGCCCATAGTTTGGATCGTGTTCCCGAACTCTTTGGCAATCACATCACCTTGGCTCAGCAACCCTTTCACAACAACATCGGTAGTCAGCTTTCCTTCTGCTGCCATGGCGCGGAGCTGACCTACCGTTACGCCCAGGGAGTCAGCCAGTGCTACCGCTAGGCGCGATCCGTTCTCTGAGATTGAGTTGAACTCTTCACCACGCAGCACACCGGAGGCGAGCGCTTGTGACAGTTGGATCATGGTCGAGCTAGCTTCCTCTGCCGTTGCACCAGAAACCACCAGCCCCTTGTTAATTGTCGTTGTCAGTTTTGCAAGGTCTTCGGTACTGGTTCCCGCGCTGCGCGTTGCGCGCTCAAGTCGACCATAAAGCGTTGCTGTGGACTCAAGCCCGGAACGTGTCTCTTGGGAGATGTCAAAAACCCGCTGCGTTACATCCGCCAACTGCTCTGTTGGCCTTACGGCGTTTACCAGCTTGTTGTTCACATCTACCCAGGCATTGGCATACTGAGCAACCTGTTGGACTGACAGCGCGGCGGTTAGACTTGCAGCTACACGAGACAGGGATAGGAATGATTTTTCGGCAACACCAACTGACTTCCCTGTAGCAAGGAATCGCCCCTCCATTTCATCAAGGTTAGCGTTAATTTTTCGCTGGCCCACCAGCAAAGCCTGAGACTCAAGCTCCACCTGGTAGACAATGCTGCCTTCGTTGGTTCCACTCGCCATTTAACTATCTCCAGGCAATAAAAAACCCGGCGCGATGGCCGGGTTGTATAGTTAATTTTTCATTTATCTACCTATCACAATCACCACTGCAATAAATAGGACTGCCACCGCAAATACGACTGTTAAAATAACTTTATTGCTAACAGATGATTTGTTTTCTGCGTCTTTCACCTGTTGCAACCTGCTTTCCGCGGTGACCACATCAATGACATTAAGAGCGTGTGCAACTCTTTCCTCAGTAAAGACATCTGAAATAGCCTTGGCTAGCGAACTGTCCTTGATAACGATAGGGTTAAGTAACTCTACCGATGCATCAGCCACATCAAGTTCAGCTTGGTGCTTGTTGCCACCAGAAGATACTGTTTCACGGTAAAAACAGTTTTCTTGATCCACAAGATTTCTAATGGCCGCTCTGTTAGGTTTGAAGGTCTCTCCACCGTCTTGTATTTCTACAAAATACAAATCATCTGAACTTCCTTCATAATGAAAAGCCATCACACGTCCCCATCAATCAGCCCAGCCAGATTTAGTCTCTATAGCTGACTCAGACATGGTGTACTTCTCAACCACATCGCCATTAAAGAGAATAGTCAGCTCTTTCTTGGTGCCATTGGTGCCGTTATGGAACAGGCCATAGAACGGGATGAATGTTTTACCGCTTACTTTTACCTTGGCATGCACATATTTCCAGATCTCTTTCCCGCCATCGGTGAAGCTCACACTATCCGGGGATCCCAGCATTGTCTTTAGTTGGGCTTTGGTAGTCACGCCCTCTTTGATTTTGCTTTGCATGCTAACTTCTGTTTCTTTCTGCAGATTTTTATTTCCTGACGAGGCACACCCTGCCAGCAAAAAGGCCACCATAGCGGCGACAACAATCTTTTTCATTTAGTCCTTTTCCCATAGACAAGTAACAAGTCGTTACATGGTAGCAGAGGGCGCGGCGGTGGCAACGAAAACGAGGGGCCAGAAAGCAAAAGCCCACCTCAGGGTGGGTTCTGCTTGCATCATCAAACTCTTGAAGCTCTGGGCTTAAACCTGCGCTGTTTTTTTTCTTCTTTCTCTTCCAGTTCTTTAAACCGGTTATAGGTCTGAAAATCAAAGAATGACAGGTTTTCGATTTCAGACACGGGGCAAACAACCCTAAAATCATTGAGCGTTAAATTACTATCAATCTTCGGCGGGCCTTCCACGCCAGCAATATCACCGAATAATCCTATGCTTTCATAGTGAGTATCATAATTAGTGGTCACCACAATTTTCAGTGTGTCTTTATCCCGATACCCGCTGAGTAAAGGGATGAAGGCCATATGCTCAATCTTCCCATGTTCCAGCGGCGGTCGGATTACCCAACCGACATAAAACTTTTTTGATTTTAAAGTAAAGATAACTGGAGCCAAGGTTGCAGAAGCTTCGATAGCCAAGGTTTCTAAGGGGTGATTTTTAGCTGCCTTGGCAAGGGCTTTAAACCGGTGGTCACTGCATGCATGCCAAGCCTTATTCAGAAGACCACAAACTGTAGCAAGCACTACCGTCCCAACGATCCATAGAGCAATCTTTAAGCTTTTACCTGTGGCAACTGCATCCGCAGAAAGCGGGATAAGCATTTTGACATTATTTTTATTGATCCCTGCGGCATGAGCAAAGAAGTCGATTAGCCCCACAAACCCCATGATCGAACATATCATCCAACTCAGAATGCAGAAGCCAGTTCCCCACGTTGCCACATAAAAGTAAGCGCCCCAACCATCGGAGCGCTTAAATTTGTATCTAGAGGATACTGAAGTAATCGTGAAGATGTAGCCACTAACTAGAATGGCTGATAATAACAGTGTCCCCATCGATCACCTGGCCTTTGCAGGTTCAACTTTTGCAAGATGCTGAAGCTGACGCTTCATTTCATTGCGGACTTTTTCGTTGTTCAGATTGAGACTGATCACGCCATCTCGATCGATAGTCAGTCTATCTTGGTTATCGATAAGAATATTTGTTAACCGGTCGACAGAGGTGTCGACTCTGTGGGTTGGTTTGCCTTTGAACGAGAAACCAAACATAGCTCCTCCTTATCCGCCTTGTTGGGGTGCAAAAAGAGCTTAGCGAATCAATGTTTCACCAAGCCCTAAATCGAAAAAATTTCAACAGTATTTATTGTTGTGCTTGAAGATTAAGTTATGTTGATCTGGTGGTCAAGTGTGACACCAACAAACTTTGTGTTGTGACACGTCACACTTTCAACTCAATTGTAGACCACTTATCTACTTAGATGAAGTCGCCATCATCGCCTGCCAGCGCTTGTCATCTTCGTCCATTACCTGGTCATACTCTTCACGTGTGAAGCCTTTCTGCTCAGGATATTTGGCGGCAAGTAGTTGCTGAAATTCGGTCATCGTTAACTGTTCGGCTTCGGCACGCGGCATGTTGAAGTGGTTACGCGCCGCGCTGATGTACTCAAACGCGTTGAACTCGTTCACGTAGTTATTCGACTCATGCCGCTGCAGCTTTCGCACCTTTGCCTTTCCGATAATGCCGTGAGTAATGAGGGCTTGCCCAAGCACGATAATATCGCTTACCGGCATCTTGCCCTGGCGAAACACAAATGCCCTCTTACCTCTTTTACTCGGCTTAAGTTCCCCCACCAGCGCGCTGATATCATCATCACAGCATGCTTGCATGACTATCATTCCGGCGTAGATGGCGTCGCTACTGAAAGAAGGTGCGTTGATATGGTTGAGTAACCACCCAGGAACCTCGCCATATGCCCCTATGGCAGCTTCAAGCAATCGAGGTGCGTCACTGGTATGAAGATCAGCAAAGCGTTCTACAATCGCCGCAGGCGAACCTATGCGGGATATATTGGCAAACGAGGGTCTGAAGAAGTAATCGCGGTTGGCATCAGAGATAAGCATCTCGCCTATTTCGGTGAACGGTATCATTGGGTAACCTCGAATAATTATCATCAAGGGCACGTGTATGCCCTTTGTGATAGTTACGCGGTGACAGTGATCGCACTGGTCGATGTCTTAGCGCCGTCATTGGAAGTGAAGGTGATAATCGCCGAACCAGCAGAGACACCAGTAACCAGACCTGATTGGTTGACCGTGGCCTTGCCGGTTGCAGAAGATGACCAGGTACCGGTTTTATCACTGGCATCAACTGGTGCAAAGGTAGGGGTGAGTTGCTGATTCGCTCCTACAGCAATGCTTGCTGTCGCCGGTGCTACAGTGACGCCGGTAACAGGGATATCATCACCAACTTCAAACACCACGGTATCGGCATCGGCAACTTTCCACTCACCAGAGAAAGTAGAAATATCAGTGCCGCCGAAGTCACCAGACCAGGATGTAGTATTGAAGTACCCCATGATGTAGGTGCCAGAATCTTCGCCAACGAAGTCGAAACGAAGCCATAACGTTGGCTGCCGCCCAGCCTGCACTTCATCAAAGATGTATTTGGAGATATGAATCGCGCCAATCTCGGTGGTTTTGTCCTTCTTACGGAACTCACCTTCTCCTGAAATGGTGAAATCCATGTTCGTTACAAGGCTCTCAACGAGTCCTTTGGTGTCGTCAGCCTCCGACGTTACCGTATTCGGGGAGAAGTCGAACCCTTTAGTTGTCAGCGCACCGAGGCGCTTCCAGTCGCTTAGAGCAGGCAGTGCATCAGCACAGCCGAATGCAGCACGAAGAACGGCAACTTTACCGATCAGCTTGCCGGTGTCATTTGGACAACCTTGCATGTGTTACCTCTTCAAATAAAAAAGGCCGCCCGTAGGCAGCCTGATGGATAGATATGTGCGGTTATTCGCCGTAGGTGCAGCAGACTAACAGTCGGTAAATGATACGGCCTTCTGCCGACACAATAGGTGCAGGAAGCCCACCAAGTAACCTCATGACCCCAACGCAACTATCAGCGCCTTCCTGGTTACTGATGAAATCAGCAATTCTGTTCGCTGCAGCATCAGCTTCAGCGTTCTTGCCCTTCGCGCCAACTACATCGACCATCACGAAAAAATCACCACCACGGTCATGCTGAACGTCAGAGCCACCGCCTGAGCGGAACACAATGAAGGCATCGGATAATTTGCCGGTGTCATTCCACATCAGCGTTTGGATGGTGAAACCAGCAGTCAGCCCTGCATCTTCGAAGTGGTCGCGGAGGCGGCGATACATTGGAGGGGTCACAGCTTCATCTCCTTCCGGATTATGTCATCCACCTGGCGTCGAGTTTTCTCGGCCGCTTTTGTCAGGAACTTGGGTTCGCCAGACGGATCCCAATAATTACCTCGGTTGTTTGGTCGAGGCAGTCCCTTCATGATGCCACTGGCGTTGTGAACGTAGACTGCGTAGTTAGCGGAATACCCAATGCGGCCAGTAATGCGCGTACCGTTAATGATGGTTTCTTGGAACTGTGAGTTCACCAGGGTGCCGGTATCCATCGGGGTAATCAGTGCTGACTCAGCACCGATAATGAACATTGCGGATTTAATTGCCCTAACCGCTTTTCGTGTCCTAACATCCTCTACGACAGCATCCAAGCGTCGCTGTGCCGCCTTGATACCCTTTATCTTTACACCCATGGTTACGCCCCAGTTAAGATTGCGATGTCTTCAGCGAGGCGCTCAAACGTATCGGCATACCGCAATACCTGCATGACCTCATCAGCACCTGCAGCGATTGGGTCTACAGCTGTAGACTTTCCAATTAGTAGGTAGTCCCCAGCCTTAGCTCCCGTGAACTCAGTCCAGACGGTATTTTTTACCGTTATCTCAGAACCGATATTGCTCAGCTTCTTCGATAACCCGCCTTCGTAATCACACATGATAATTACAGGCGTTGCCCATCCGAGCGGGTCGCCCGCTTCACTGATACCAAGGTTACGCCAGAAAGTGGCCTCCGCTGTATACGACCAATCAGCTACTGAAGACATATCATTCCCTCCAGCTAACCACTGCTGGGTGTTCTGCTGCGATTTTTGGGCAGTTAATTGCCCATTCATCGCGGCTATTCACGAAGCCCGTGGTTTGCTTATTGGTATCGGTTTTTATCCAGACTCGCTCAAACGGCTTTGGTAAGCGATCAGCTATCAGTATCCACTTCATTACTTACCTCCACACATGCAACCACCCTTCCCGATCCAGAGGCCAGCGAAGGCTTTGTTTGTTGGGTCAGGTGGAGTTATCGATGTCGCGCAACCGTATTTGTCGAGCCCGCGCAGTAGGTTCAGCGCTCCCTTCCAGCGGTCGGAGAATGCTTGATAACGGAATGAACGTGACGCGCCACTTGGCGCTGTTTGCGAGCTAATGTATTTATCACCCTGGCCCAAGCCCATCAGCGCTAAAAGGTAGAGTTGAATGAGCAACGCTGTCGATGCCGGATAATGCTCATCCAGACACGCCTGAATGCTGTTAGCCTGTTCCACCAGCGCGGACAGGACGAAATCAGGCAAAGTGATACCCTGTGACTCCAAGTATTCTTTGGCCTGTTCGATAGTCACCATAGCTGATTCCTGAAAAGAGTTACCCCGCCGAAACGGGGCATAAAAAAACCGCCTTTAGCGGCGGCTGTTATTCAGCAGGGAACAATTTTTCAAGTTCACCATCAGGCAGCAACTCGGCAAGCCGATCCGCACCAAGGTTACCCTTGAATTCGATACCCAGTTCAGTCAGCCGGGTCGCAATAGTCTCTTTCCGAGACTTGATTTCGTTACCCGCGCCAGGGGTTGCCGGTGTCAATTCACCACCAGCCTCACCAAGCATCGGACGAACGTTGGCTTTCAATGCTGGGTGCAGTTTTTCCAGCTCCAACACATCACCGACTTTCACGCCATTCCAGGGGCGAATTACTTCGTACTTAGCCATACTCACCCCTTACGCCAGATTGGCACCGTAGACAACACCGGACAGGCCCTGATCATCTGCGGTGATTTGCAGACCTTCAGCGGACATGATCTGGAAGTTATAGTTAACGTTCGGAAGTGGGCGCGGCAAAGGAATAACCCCCTGAGCCATACCAATCAGAGGTGAGATAACATCGCGGCGGCGCTGATAGGCAATAAACTCGTTACCAGACAGTGCAAACGTGGGACGAACCTCTTTCACCGGTGCAAATGGCAGGATAGCCTGCAGCACAGTCCCAGTAATTACCCCATTCACGACATAGGGCTGAGCATAGTTAGCCCAGATTTCAGGACTCACCCACTGGATATCATATTGGGCAACTTTGTTAGTACGTGCTGTAGTACCAAAAGCACCTTTCCCGTAAAACTCAATCAATTGAGCCTGTGTAGCGGTAGTGAGGTTGATATTCGCACCGCCCGCGCCTGCACCAAGATTAATTTTCTTGGTGTTACGGTGGTTCTTCATGCCCTGGGCTGGATAACCTTGCACCTGAATATTGGAATCACCAGACAGGTAATAGGCTACCCGGCGTTTGTTCACCTTCTTCAGCTTGGCCGACTGTGAATCCAGAACCAGATCGATACCAACGGAGTTCATACCTGCCGCATGACGCCAGTTAACACCATAGCCCGCGGTGAATACAGGGATTGGGTCACCATCGCTATCGTATTCAGTGTGGTCAAACGAGAACGGAGCCTGGCCATCAATGCTGACTGAAACATCATCAGCGATATCCCCTACCACGTTATAGAGCTTGGCTGTCTTACCTACTGGCAGCACTGTTTGAACGCCCATCAGGTCATTGATGATTTCCATCCCTTCTTCCTGATCGCGCATTTGGAGGATCTGGTTATCAACTTCAGCCCAGAACTCACGAGCAAAACCACCAACAGCGTTACATGCCAGCATCTCTGGCGTCATGTGCGCACGGTTTACAGCGATCATGGAATTGTTGGTGGCGTTCCAAATGTTACGGTTCGCCCACAGCTCATTCCAGTGACCGCCAAGGCGGCTGTTTGCAGCCAATGTTTCTTTGGAGAAATACATAAATTTTCCTTTTACGGTGCAGGCGCTGCTGCGACGGTGCCAACGCGCATACGCACGCGAATGAAATCGGTAGTGCTAGCCGCAATAGTTGCTTCATCCTGGCTATAGCCGATCACTGAGTCAGTATCAGCGGTTGCCAGCGTGAATTGACCATTTGCGCCGAGCTTGATCGGGCTGTCCTTTTTATACGCACCAGGTACGCACAGCAGAGCCATTTCACGGCCTTCTTCCACGTAATTACCTACTGCAGAGTCCCCGGCAGGGACAGCTTCCGTGATTTTCAGCCCCTGATGGTAAGCAACGTCGATGATGTAGATACGGCCTTTAAGCGCGGCTGCCTGAGCAAACTCATCGCTGGCGTTGATGACAGCAGCAGTGCCTGGCAAAAGTGCCGCGGCAGTGGTGCGGGTTTCGGTCTTGTACAGAGACTGACCGTCGATATTTACGCGACGATAACGTGGCATTGGTTGCCCCCTTATTTGAAATATGTATCGGCAACAGGCGCGCCGGTTTCTTGCTGATGCTGGCCGGAGTTACCTGCTAGAGGAGCGGCTTCGCCCAGAGACTTGAACATTACGTCCAGAGCGTCACCTTTGAGCGCGTTGGCTACGACGTCGCCATGAACCTTAGCAACAGCTTCACGCTTGGTTTGTTCTTCAGCGCGAGAGTTTGCGGTCAGTGTTTCGGCCAGTTGAGTATGGTTGGCCTGTAATGCATCAACTTTTTCAGTGATCGGTTTGAGCGCATCGGCGAAGTTGGCAGCCAGGCCTTTGCCGATTTCGGTGATCAGCTCTTGTTTCTCTTCAGTGGTTAAAGGCATGTCGCCCTCCGTTTGGTGGTTTGGTGCAGGTTGTCCCTGCGGAGTGAATAAGGATTTAACTTTGTTGGCGACGACCGTCACCCAGGACTCTTGGCGCGCTACCGGTGTGCCGGCATCGTCAAAGGTGATCTTCCCGCCTTCAGAGGAATAACCGTAAACCTGTGCGGACCCGCCATTACGCATGATTACAACCTGCGAATCGGTAAAGTCCGCAACCCACGCATATTCATTTTCACCTGGCGCAAATTTAGCTTTTGCGGCCCTATCAAGTCGCAACTCGCGATCACGATAAGACTCACCCACCAGCGCACCAGAATTGACTTTGAGCGGCGTAGCAAGGTCGGCGTTAACCATTAGGCCAACACCCTGCTCCGGTGTCGCTGCGCCTACCTCATGCAGCAGAATGGCGTCGTGATCCATGCCGTGAATCTTCGCTACCCATTTGGCCCCGGTAGACTTCTGCTGCTCGTTTGGCTCCAGTTGGTCAAGGAATACCGCTACGCTTGTATGAATCGGCGGAACATCTTCACCGCGCTCAATTGCAGCGACACGTTCGATCAGTTCCCTGCCGCCTTCGCTTTGATTGGCTGTCTGGGTATCAACCCATTTTTCCAGGTAAATTCGGTTGCCTGACTTTTTAACGTTCCGGTTCCAAGCCCCGATATGGCCCTGATTGATTCCTTCAGGAGAAAAGGCGGAGATGAATGCACCGTTGAGTTGAGGATGCCCCAATGGTGCCAGGGTGCCTTCCAGTCCTGCGTAATGAGCATCGATTTCGCTGGCCGTATAGAGACCATCATTCATGACGACGTTTGCCGGTAGCGTGTAGCTTGGCAAAATAAGATGTTCGCGCCCGTTGTACGTCTCACGGCGAATAGCCTGACTATTTACCTTCGTGGTTACGTTAACTTGAACTTTCATTGATTAGCCCTCTGCCCATTTGTAGCCTCTCTCCTTCATGTCACTTAACGTCTGCTTGGCTTTATCGATGACCGAAGGGGTGAGAGGGTTCCCTTTTTCATCCACCAGTACGGAAAGCTGAGAGCACTTGCAGTTGATGGCGTTGCCGTTTTTGGTGTACCACTCCCTAACCTCATCTTGTGTGTACAGATGCGCATGTCTGGCGGCGTGCGTGGCGCGGGTTGTGGGGCTTAGTGCAGAGATATGCAGCAGCTTTGTTTTGATGCCGTAGCGGTCTTGTGCGTCTTGTGCTTCGTCCCAGCGAGCGCGCCGGAGAGCGGTGGTGATTTCGGTTCTGGCTATGCGATTAGCACGCCGGGTTTCAATGCCGGTTTGCTCGTTCAAGTTTTTAGCCACGTCCCGAGGGTTGAGCCCCCTGGCAATACCGTCTGTCAGAATGCGCGCCATGTCGCTTTTTACTTGCGCGCTGAGCCCTTTCATCATTTCGAATTCACGGGCTCTAACCAAAATAATGCGAAGCTGATACGGCTCGCTTAACAGGATGCTGGGTACATCCTGCTGAACGGCAGCATAAGCAGAGGATTGCTGGGAAAGGTTGTAATATTCCTGAGCGGTGCCGCGCTGGTATGCCACTGAGACGTAGCGCCCAAAGAACCAGAGGTTAAACTCTCCGCCTTCCAACAGAATGTCATCCACCAGCGCCTCTCCGTTCTGCAGCAACATTGAGAGAAGGCCCTGATCAAGCCGGAAGGTATAACGTTCGTTGACTACAGGTTCTGAGGGGATCCGGTTAAGAATATCGATGTAGCCTTTCGCTATCAGCTTCATGCGCTTTGCAAACTCACGCATGGCACCTCGCTCAAGCTTATCGACTCCGGTGGGGTCTTTAATGTTACTCGGCAATATTGGAGGCTTAGGTTTCCTCGTCATCCCCTGTTTCTCCAAGCGGACCACCGCTTTCGGTCTCGAATCCTGCAGCAGTTCGAACTTCGTCACCACTGAATGGGGCCACATCTCCACTTTCCACCATGGCCTTGTTCACCTCAGCCATAGTTTTGGAGTCAGCCAAGCGTTCAGCGCGCGTCTGCTGATTGAGGTCATCCCAAATAACTGTTTTTTGGCCAACAGAATCGATAATCCTCAGATCAATCAACTTGTCGCAAAAGTCCTCAATCTCGAAAGACAAGTCACCGCGGCGACTCTGGCAACGCCCGTTCATGTACTTCTGGTCTTCGGTGCTCGAACGTTCAGCCTGTTGGTTGCCAACCAGTATCCGCGTTGGGATATCAACACCGGCAGAAGCCGTCTGCAGGTTTACGTTATAGGTCGGGCTGGGATCTGATACTGGCGAAACCAGCGAAGTTACATTAGCCCCCTGGAGGCTCATCAGCACGTCGTTACCGCGGTTCATCTCGCGGGCAGCCTCGTTGAACTTGTCCTGTAACTCATCAACACTCACGCCATACATTGACGCGAGACTGCCAAAGTCGATCTCTTTGTCGAAGCTAAGTGCAAGCTGTCGTGCTGCGTTCTTCAGGAATGACTCGCCAGATCCACCTTCTACTTTCTCCAGGCTGACGAAAGCGTTATACGCAGGCTCCAGGAAGCCAATAGCGTCGTCGGTGTAGTCGCCGAGGATGAAAATTCGGTCGGGGTGAATATCAACACGACGGGTCGAACCATTCGACAGGCGCTCGGTGTACTGCCACATCTTCGGCTTGCCGTAGGTTTTCGAGTTGAGCCCACCATCCCATTCGCTAACATTCAGTGAGCCCGCCCAGGCCACCGTGACTTTTTCCAGCCCACGGCCTTTCGTTGCTTCGAGGTTCCATGCCTTATCGTCGCGGATGTGCAACAAAATACCTGAGTAACGACCTACGAGACGCCTCCGGTCGGCATCAGAAAAGGCTCGCCATAACCGGTTAGTGAACACCTGCTTGAGCTTTTTCTCCCAGGCCGTTTCCTCGCGCTTCTCGTCTGACTTATCACCCTCAATAATTTCCGGGTTGGTTTGCCAGCATTTCCCTACCAGCTTTTCTACTGCGCCATGAGCTATGCCGCCACGGCGATAAAGCGAATAGAGGTTTTCATAAGTGATCTGTTCAGGAAAACCGTATTCGCACCAGGCGGAGCCGCGTTTATTATCTAGGCTCATCGATGGCCCCAGCATCCCCATACGGGCACGCTCAATCCTGGCGTCGTTCAACGCGTGGTTGACGGCCAGTTGGAGATTTCTATTCATGTGTATTCCGTTGCGGGCTTTAGAAAATAAAAAAGGCCGCCGTGGCGACCTTCATGTAGATATGGAAAAACTATACCTTGATCTTGTTTTCAAAGAGGAAATCGACAATAACAGCAAACCTGGATGAGTAATCTTCTGCCAATTTCTCTATCCTGCTTATATTTACTTTATCTGAATAAAAATCAACAATATGTTGATGAACCTCTTCCTGATCCAACACTTGATTGTCATTAAGTGCAATTGTTTCTCTTACTGCCTTGTAGAATCTCTCATCATCCTTTGGGTGTCCGGTATCCCAGGTTGAAACCCTCAACCATTTATCAAGCGGTGATAAATTAGCCATAGCTTTCTCCTTGTTAAGAGCATCGAGAATACCACATTGGGATCGCGTCTTTCGTGGCTATAAAATATTAAATTAGCCACGCAATCGCTTCGGAATCAACATTCCTAGTGGTTGAGCGCCACCCAGTTCTGTCAAGGCATACACCGTAGCATCAAGCCTGTCGGGAGACTTTTTAGCTGTTGCCGGTACATATTCCATTAACTGATTTTCTAACACATAGAGATTACCTTTGTGGGCTACTCTCCCCTGCTCATAAAGAGCAGATATGGGCTCTGCACGCGCATATTTACCTTTGCTCGCATGGACGCGAATGATTCTGCCTTTGAAACCAGCATTCTTCAGCGTGTCCTCTGCCATATCTCCACCTTGGTTGGTTTCGATAACAATCGCATCAGCATCATGCTCGTCATACGCAAACATCGCCTTTTTAGCCCACCCTGCAGGTGAATATTTTCCGCTGTAATCCGCATCAACTGAGAATTGCTTTTTATCACCGGAACCATAAGCACTAGCAACAGCAATTCCAGATTCGTCGCTCTCATCGCTATTCGTCGCTTGCGGATCTATAGCAACCACTGTGCGAACTTTGTCAAAACGGATCTGCAGGTCATGAGCAGCAGAGATCATCGCCTCATTCCACAGAGCACCTTCAGCATTAAACCGGCGTGGTTTCTGCATGTATTGGGCTTCAGCTGTTCTACGATGTGAGAATAATGCAGTGCGATGTGTTTCGTTGTGCTTGAAGGGCCAAAGCCACCCATCAGCAAGCCCATGAGAAATCGGTATAGCGTGAGTATTTTCCGGGTATTGAGCAGTGTATGCCTGGCTGTTATCGATTATTACCGGAAGATTTAGGTGATGCCACATCTCGCCAGAACCACCACGCAGTAGGTAGCCGCTTAGGTCGTTGTAATGGATCCGCTGCATGATGACTATCATCGGCGTAGTTTCAATCGCCAAACGTGATTTTATTGTTTCGTTGAAGCGATTGTTCACGCCATCGCGCACTGTCTCCGAGAAAGCGTCATCTGGCTTTACGGGGTCATCAATAATCAATGCCCCCTGCCAACCAGGCTCCATATGGCCAGCACGAAAACCGGTTACTTGCCCTGCAGCTGAAGAGGCATAAACTCCACCGCCAAACTCGTTCCACCACATCGCTTTGCTATCTGCGTCATCGCGCAGTTCCATAGGCCACATAGACTGATACGATCGAGACTTTATGATTCCTCGAGCAGTGGACGAGTTCAATAAAGCCAAGTTGTGCGAGTAAGAAAGGTGCATGAAACGAGCGCGCTTATTCAAAGCTAAACCGCGCCCCATCATATTGATGGTTGCTAGCTCTGTTTTGGTATATCCAGGAGGTACATTGATTATTAGGCGTTGAATTTCACCGTCAACCACGCGATCCAGTGTTGCCTGGATCACCTTATGGTGCGGCGCAACAATCATTTTCCCGCCAGTGCGTTGCTTGAAAAAATAACGAGAGAAATACATCCCCTCTTCTTCACACTCTATTTTGCGGGCATGGTTCCGCTGCTCAACAGTCGTCATCCTCCAACATCTCCTGCCGAGCCTGCTTGTACTCTTCCCGTGTCAACGTGGCCGACTCGATGGGGCCGCCGTCTTTACCGGTATGCTCAACCTTTTGTTTATTGGTATAAGCGTCACCAACCTCTTTAGCCGCTTGCTCAATGAGTTGAGCGGTCATCCCGTAGTTCTTTACCCTCTCAGTGTTCGCCGCCATGCGGTCAAGCACTCGCAACCGGTATGCTTTGTTCGCTATCGGTATATCAGCCGTTTCATTTTGAAAGCGCTCACGGGTAGCCTGGAACATATCCACCCATCTCTTGGCAAGGGCCTTACCGGCCGCCTTGTTAGGGTCATGAGATTCAGCCTGCTGGCGCGTAATCTTAATGCCGAATTCTTTTAAGACGGCATCGACTACCTGAGAGGGGGGATCAAAGCATGCAAGTGATTGAACGATGAAGGCTTTCACTTCAGGTTTCAGTGATGCCATGTTTCACCATCCGTCTTATACAGTCTAATTTTTAAGCCAATTTCAGCATGCAAGTCCCGCATGCCCTGGCAATGTTTAGTTGTGCTACCTCCGCAGGCTTGTTAGCCGCATCAACCATTTCCTGAACTTCCACGCTGGCACCGTATCGCCGCACCACTCCAACGAACTCTTCAACATCGTGGCCGCGCAGCTTCAGTACCGGCTGGCCTTCTTTGTTGAATTTCGGTGCGCCGAATTCATCAGTAGCCTGGGCGATGTGGTAGAGCTCATGCTCAACCAATGCGCAGAACTCCAGATCGGAACATTGTGAGCAGTAATCCGCAGCCAGTGTGATGATGAATTTTGGCACCTCGCCGAACCATTCGTGCATCTGCTGTTCAATTCTGGCCTTCTGCCAGCCGCCTGCGCGCATGGCTACCTCTTCTGCCTGCCCGAGCACGTAACGCCCTTTCTTCTCAAATGCAGATGACGCCCACATAAACTGGATATCAGCATCCAACAGGTGAGAGTGGTCAGGATTGTGCAGGCTGCCGGTGTCGCTCAGGATTTGGCTTAGTAGCCACTCTTTAACTTCGTTTGCTGGAACAATACCGATGTATGGCATCAGTTGTTGTGACTCTATGAATTGCAGTGGCGGGTATGGACGCCGCTCATGGCTTTCATCCGGTACTTGCCTCGCCATGGCTTTCTCCTGCTGGTTGTCAGTAGCATTGAATCAGCCACTCACTGAATGGCTGCTGCGATGCTTACACTTCTGGGATGCTTAAAATCAGCAAGGCCTCTGTGCTTTCCTGAATTGCCTTTCTCACCCTGGAAATTACCTCAAGGTGCATCAGTTCAGGTCTCTCATACTGCTTCTTAAACAAATCAGCTCTGAATGGATCGTCCGCCACAAACTTAATGGCGTCAGCAGCCGCTGCTGTGTCGTAGGCAACCAGACTCAAGATATTGAGGCGGATACTCTGGGCTTGGGTAATTTCCTTCGTTTCTGACATTAAATCGCCTCCAGTTTGCGGGCATAAAAAAACCCGCCGTAGCGGGTTATGCTAATTTTTTAAGTAGGCATCTAGCCTGTCGCCGTTTTCAATAACTGCCAGTATTTCCACTGGCAATGGCTCATGAGGTTTATCGTTCCTCCACTTGGGTAGAATTATCCCAGTTGAAGAAACAGAGCTAATGGCAACGGCAAGAGCTGAAATAGCTATCGCAAGTTCAATCATTTACACCTCATCACTTCTTGCCGTTGGCCTCGGCCATTTGCTGATAAACCGGCGCAGATCCGGTAGGTAGCCTTTTGCTCACCTCTCGGTAGTGCGCCACGCGCTCACGGGGATTTCACTTTTTTTGTAAACCGACGCGCCACGCATTCAACGTGAAAACCCTTCCGGCGCAAATTTGGAGTGATGTTTGTAGCGCCAGGGTGTAACTCAGTGCATCACCCCATGTTTCACCCTGCAGTGCTGGTTGTTCGCACGGCGTAAACACTGACTCAGGGGGGAGCAGCACTTCCTGTTGGGGCGGTACCGGCGTTTTGCTGCAGGACGTCAATAACAGCGGCAGGCATAGGACTATTGCCACATTTATCGCTTTTAAGTGCATCGCGTAATTTCCTCTGGTACGTTTCCCCCTGCTGGCGTAGTTGCTGCTCTCTACGTTGCTGTTCAGCAATCATTGCGCGATTACGGGCGTCATCCGTGCGCAAGGTAGTGATCAGTCCTGACTGCTGCGCCAGCGTCTTTTCCTGCTCCGCACTCAGTTGCCGTGATAGTTCTAACCGGTGAGACAACAACGAGCTGTAACCACCCAGGCAGATTGATATCACCAGCAGGAGAAACATGCCTGCGCCTGATAATTTAACCAACCAGCCACTCATGACAGGAAAAGCTCACGCTCTGCCGCTCGGCGTTTTACAAGACCAGCCAACTTTACACCACCAGCATTTACCCATTTACCGAACTCATTAGCAGCACCCTGCTTGTCACCTGCATTCAGTTTTCTAAGCAGCGTCGAGGTGCTCAATGAACGCAATCCGAGGTTATAAGCAAAGCTCACCAGAGCATCGAACTGGCCCTGCGTGATGTTCACCTTCACCAACTGGTTAACGCCCTGCTCATACTGAATAACGCCGCATTTGAGCAACCGATCGGCGGTAGCCTGGTCAATCACCATGCCGGGGCCAATCTTCTTACCGTCGACGGGCTGTGTCCAACCATAGCCAATCGTCCAGACACCTACCGAGTCCTGATAAGCTTTCAGCTCTAACCCTTCGAAGCGCTTAATCAGCTCAATACCGTTTTTACTTATCCGCATTCTGATTGCCCCCGCCGAAGCGATTACCGACGTAGCCAGACAAGAACGAGCTGAGTTTTTTCACACCGACGAATCCAATAAAACCGCCGATGCCTACAGTGAGCGCCTTCGGTACATCGAAATAGTCCAGGGCTGAATACGTCGTCAGCGCAAGCGCACCACACATCAACCCTTCGAAAATGGTTTCTTTCCAACTGCTACCTGAGTAGGCCATTCGCAGCACTGCCATCACGATGGCCATCACGACACCACCGATCGGAACGTCACCGCGCCACCAGGCCGCCAGGATTTCAGTAAGATCTGCCCAGCTATGGGGACTATTTGGCATTTTCATAACCTCCCCCTCGCCGGGGCATGCCCCGATCATCGGGTATAAAGACAGAAAAGCCTCAGCAATTGCCGAGGCCTTGGGATTTTTATTACTGGAAAAATTGATTCTGAATACTATATTTACCCTCGCTATCTAATCAGTAATGCTTGTCTATTTGCTTCCTTAAGCTACCCCCTAGGTCAGGTGGGATGTGTTTCATCAACCGAGGCTAACCTTTTGAGGTAAAACCAAATGAACAAACAGTTGAATACTGATATCGAAATTAGCGACTACTTCAGCGAATCAAATTTGTGTCTGCGAAATGAGTTTGAGTTATTGGGTGTGGTTGTGGTTGAGATGTTCAAAAATGGCACACCACTAACTGAAAAATCATTATTATCAATGCTTTCACACAAGCTTGAGACCGAAAACAAAGAGGAGGTATTGCATAAATACAGAAGCCTCCTCGCCTTACTCTTATAATCCCTTATTGTGCTTAGTGAGTTACATACTCAACTTAAGCCCAACAACACTCAAAAAAGGGATTCCTAAACACACCGGGATGTGAAGGTGAATAGGGTTTGGCATTAACAAAAACCCACTTAGGAATATTCTTATTTCTTACAGGAACTATCAATTTTGGCTTATGCTTTTATTGTCGTACCGCGACAAGCTAGTGTCTCTCGTTACCCATGACACGGCCCAAGGATGTGGGCCACCCTCCCCTAACGCAGAGGCTCTAGCAGCGACATTCCTCGATTTCCCTCTTGCATTGCAAGCCCGACATAACTGTCGGGTTTTTTGTATCGGACTATCCGATCGGTATTAATGGGTCAGCCACCAGCCGTAAACGAGTCGGCGATACGGGGTGTGCCAGGTGTGTGTCGGATATTGGCTGGGGCTGAAAACGAGAAAACCCGCTCGGAGGCGGGTTCTTTTGATATGGCGGTGGTGATTTGTCAGCCCGTAGGCATTGAAATCCCATCATTAAGACCAAATCTAGCCAATTTTATTCAAAAATGCAAGAGTTGGTTGATAAAATTTTAAATTATGCCGCCATCTTATTTAATTATGCGCATTTGAAGTTACTCTACCCAGCACACCCTCAGCAGCCTCGGCGTCCTGGTAGCACTTACTGATCAGCATCTGATAGAAGCGCTGCCAGTTCCTGCTCCATGTCGGCTGACTCAGGTCAGGTATTAATCCCTTCACCACTTTGTAAGCCGGGGCTGTCGTGGTTGGCTTCAATCCTGTTCCGTGGCATCTACTGCAGGTTTTTTCTACGGCCTTGCCGCCTGCCTTTGTGGCCGCTATGTCGTATACCTTTCCACTACCGCCACATCTACACCTGGCCCGCTCAATGTCTGCCGTTCTACAGAAGTCATCCACTGCCAGTTTCGAAAGCAACACCATGCAGCGTGCCATTTGCCTGCCAGCTGCTTTACCCACCAGCTTTGGTGACTGCTTAATCGCGTACTGAGCCAACCTCTCTATGGCTTTCTCTCTCTCTGATTTATCTTTATTAAATTTTGCATAGAGAAGACTGAGCCCCTGCGCCTCTCTGGACTGAGTGATCCCCAATGCAACCATGACATCGGTATAACCACCCTGCCCGCCGCCTTGGCATTGAGAAGCGCGAACTATTCGTCGTTCCTGTTGTACGCCATCCTGACCAATCAGCATTTTGGATTGAGGCTTAATATCAGGCGCGGTACTCATGATTGAAGGAGATTTTGGGCTGCTGGCTAAAAGTGCGTGCTCTATTCTCATGCTATTTCTCCGATAATTATTTGGCCTACTTCGCCCCAAATCTTTGTTACTCGACCGTCCCAGATCCGGCAGTCGTCCTCAAAAATGGCATCCAATAACGCCTTTTCCAGATTGTCTTTATCTGGCTTCTGCTGATGTGGCTTACCGGCCATCTCAGCGCGTTTCTTCTTGCTCCAGCTGTCTGGCATGGGTAATACAAAAGTCACGTGATAGCCGCTCTCAGGCAGTGAGATGCGATGTAATCTCACCTCGTCGCAGAATGCCCGGTAGCGGAGAACTGGCGGGCGCTTGGCCCACCGATCTTTTTGCGTTTGACGTGGCTTGGGGATCGGAACGATGTTGTAACTCTTCATCCCAACGCCCCCACGCCGTAGGAATATTCCATGAACTGGGCCAGCAAAACGGTCTGACAGCCGTGCTCTGCTTCCCAGGCATCCGGGTTGTCGTGTAGCTTGCGGTGACAGTCTCGGGCCAAAGGGATAGTCAGATAATCGCTTGGCTTCGTTCCCATACCGCCCAGGCCATGCCCGATAATGTGGTGTGGGTCATCAGCGCGGCGGCCGCAGCCGCAACAACACATTTGTGCTTTAACCCAGCGAGTCCATTTGCTGTCTTCGACGCGGGTTAGTTTTGGACGCAACATGAAAGCCTTCGGCGGTTCTGGGTCAACTGTGAAAACTTTTATCGCCGTTTTCTTCAGGATTTCGGTAGGTGCAGGCCCTACAACCATGTCTGATTCTTTTTTTGGCCCTGATACGAAAATAGGTTTCGGCAAGCTAAGTAATTCTGCTGACACGTCATTAGGGATCAGGTCCACAACGCCGGAAATGGCAGCCCACAGTACAAGTTCAGGGATGGTTAACTGACCTTCAGACTTGAGACGCCATTTAGCGGTTTCAACAACCCAGCGCGACATGTTCACGTTCGCTATTGCATCAAGCTTTGGCGATGTATGCCCGTCAGTCCTGTTGTCACAGCTCCAGCAGATACGCATGGCAGCATGACCATAACGACGCGTGGTCAGGTTGGACGAGTGGCTATCGCTGGCGTATTGGCATTTGGTGAAACGTGTTGCCCAGGCTTCCATCGAGTTGATACCACCAGCAGCGTTGATAACCCGTTCATGTTGAAAGAATGGCTGCAGGCGCGGATCGTTCGCTATCTCATGCTCCACCTTCGGCAAAATTCCGTCTGGGATGTCTTTCATTTCGTCCGGCAGAGTCGATATCAGCACGCGGCCTGTCAGGTGTGAGAGCAGCTCGCCACCAGCCTTGATCATCGCGATGCCCAGATCGCGCTGTACATTAGATTTCACTATTGCTCTCATGCGTTCTGCGCCTCCTGCAATTGCCGATACTCACACTGTTCCGGGGTGGTTAGCCGTAACCCGCGCTTGTGCGCCCACATATCTATTTGCTCCAAGTAGCGAGTCATTTCCCCGGTATCCAGCAGTTTTGTAGATTTTACGTAACGCGTTTCACCCATGACGGTGATAGGCTTTGGTGGGCAATACAGGTCTTTCAGGTATTCGTGGACATAGTCCTGATCAAACCTGCCTTTCCCTGTGCGCGTTAATTGCGTTGCCACTTCACCGTTCCATTTCCACATCAGTGCGTTCTGACTCAGTGTGCGCTTTTCCCGCCATTCAACGATGCTGACGCGGTAGCGCTTGCCAGAAGCCACCAGCTCTTTCAATACCGGCCATAACTGAGTCTTGGTCGTTTCGTGCAGGCAGAAGTCATCCATCAGACGTCCCTCTTCGAATAGCGTTTCTCTGTCTTTTGCTGGGGCTTGGCGCGGCAAATCTGTGCGGCAGCCGCCTGATCGGTAGGCATGAAATGGCCATGACGAAATTCTTGGTAAACGGTACCAAGGGATCCAAAGCGGTTTTTGGTCACGATAATTTCAGCAAAAGGTGCGGCGGGACTGTCTTCCTGATAAACCGCCTCGCGATAAAGCATGATGATGCTGTCTGCGTCTTGCTCAATGCTTCCGCTGTCACGAAGATCGGAGTTCGTTGGCCGACGCTGACCTTGTGGGCGTTTTTCTACATCGCGGGATAATTGGCTGAGCGACATCACTGGCGTTTTAAGGTCTTTCGCCATGCGCTTCATCCCGCCGGAGATATGCGCTATTGCAAGGTCGTTGCGCTCTGCACGTGGCTTTTCGATTAATCCGAGGTAATCAGCAAGGATCAGTGAAAGGTTCGGGTGTTCGCGCTTAAGGCGTTCGGCAATAGCTCTGATTTGCTCAATGGTCAGCTTTGAGGCATCAACAATCCAAACTTGTAGGCCTTGCAGTCTGTTAATCCCTGATGAGACTCTGGCCCACTCCTCGTCTCCCATTTTCGACGCGGGGTTTCGCAATACTGATACCGGCATGTTTGACGCGTTTGCCAACTGGCGTTCGATCACCTGGTGCGCACTCATTTCCATGCTGAATATCAGCACGCCGCGCGGCATTTCCACGTTTCCAATGCGAACGCTGGTCGTTGCTACACCCTCAGCAACTTTCAGAGCAAATTCTGTTTTCCCCATGCCTGGACGTGCAGCTACAACAACCAAATCGACAGGGTTTAAACCACCAGTAATAGCGTCGAGTTCGGGGATCCCCGTCTTCAGCGTGTCTGACTCTTCACCATTCGAATTTCGTTGTTCAAGCAGTTCTGCATAGGACTCAAGCAGCTCATCAATATGAACCGGACGGTGCTCATCGTGAGGTTTAGCAATCGAGAAAATCTTGCTCGAAAATTCCTGAATACCAGCCAGCGCTTTTTCGTGGTTGTGTGCACCAGCGATCAGGTCATAACTCGACTCCATCAGCTTTGTGAACTGCCGGATCTGATAGTATTCACCTACAACGCGTGCGTACCCCTTCAGGTTAGCTACGGATGGGCCACGGTTCCGCGACTGCGTCTCCATGATGTCGGCAAAGTGTTTTTCGCCCATTGCTTCAGCAATCATCAGGCTATCAATCATCCCGCGATTACTTGCCTGTCGGGATATCTCTTTGAACGTTTCGCTGTACAGGGGTACCGAGAACGCTTCAGGTTCAAGTGTTGCGAGTACATCAGCCGCATCAGCTGTCAGCCCGCTAAGCAGAAGGCCACCGATCACGCTCGCTTCGATATCGATATTGATCACAGAGTCCTCTCCCGCACTTTTCGCAATGTTTGTGGTTTCATCAGGTATTCAAAATCCGCATGCCAGCCTTCCCCAGTCGGCCCGCCGAAATAAAACTCTCTGGCGTCCTCAAGAAATGCCGAGAAATACGCGCCAAAGCCCGCTGGTGACTTCGTGGCTAGGTGGGTGGTGAGTTCACGGATAGAAATTTCGCGCTCTCTGTCGAGCTCTACAGACGCCATGCGGCCCGCTGTAATTTCGTTGTAAATATCCACCACCGCTTGGCAGTCGATTTCTACGCAGGTTTTCTGCCAGGCTTCTGCGTCGGACAGGTAACCGTCAAAGCGATTTACCCGGCAGATGTTTGCTGGCTTAGCGACAGTGTTGTTCCGAGGCTTCCAGGTGCGGATAACCCAACGACAAACCAACTGCAGGTCTTGCAGGGTGTATGCGCTGCGAGACTTGGTTTCTGTCAGCAGCACTGCGAATGGTTCTGCAGAACGGCAAGATCCTTCGGTGAGTTCGTTGTAATACTCCAGGGCCTGCTTTGCTTGTGTTAGAACTTCCTCCGAAAATTCCCCCTTGGGGGCTTTAGGGGGATCTGTTTTTACTGTCTTTGGAATAATGTCTATGGTGTCCCCCTGTTTTGAGGGATTGCCATCCCCTAATTTGAGGGATTTTTTATCCCCTAAATTGAGGGATTCTCCCTCGTTTTGAGGGATGGCCCATTCAGACACATTTTTGTTGGGCCCAATCGCCTGACCAACCGATACCAACACCTGCATATTCAGCAGCTGAACACGCGTTTCACTGACGCGTTTAATCGGCAGCTTTGCAATCTCACTCAACTGAGAATTTGAGATACGGTCATGGGGTTTATTCCAGCCATAAGTCAGTCGGATAACTGCCAGCAGAACCTTGAACTGACGCTTAGTTAAATCAGCGCCAGCTATCGCCTCTAGCAGCATGGTAGCCAGTCGGGTATACCCATCATCAAGATCGGCCACGCGACGCTCCTCGCGCTCTACAGGCGCACGGAATTGAATGATTTCAGCGGTATTACTCATGACGACCTTCCTGGCGAGCCTTCACTTTGCGGTATTCCTCTACAAACCGTTTGTGAAATGAGGCAGGTAAAGTCCCGATCGGGTCGGCTGGCTTCAGGTAGTCATCACGAGTAATTTCTCGCTCTTGCGTTGTGCGTTTGTTTTTGCGCATAATGTTTCAAACCTCCGACGGTTTAAAAAAGACCCGGCCGAGCTGTTGGCGCAGTTCGGCTTTGTTTTTTCTTGACTGGCTTGTCCGTAGCCATGCTGTTCTTTTCGGCCCACACCTTTGCGTGCCGGAGACAGTCCTCAAACATTGCGCCCTTCTTGCTGGCTTGTGAGCAACGCCGGTAATGATCAACACCAACATTTGCCCCCCCCCTGCGCAATTGCAGCGCTATAACCAGCTTCGGCCAGTTTCTGTTTGATGTGCTTTTCAATGAATTGCATGTGGTTCATGCCACCCCCTATTCGGTCTTTGGCTCCCGGATGTGCTCCAGCATCGAGATAAGCTTTTTTGCCACCTCGCCGGTCAGCACCACGCTCTGCTCGCACTCAGCTGAGGCAACGCAGCCTTCCGGCAGACCAAGCTGGGAAATCATCCGGCAGGCCAAACCCACCAGCCTTACCTTCTCCCTACTCAACCCTGATGGGTGAATACCCATATCCAGTGCCAGCGGCTTGTTACCGCGAATAAGTGCCTCTTTGTGAAAGAAACTCTCCAGCAATTCAGGCTTGCAGTTGATGCGTACTGAATTGCGACTTGTTGCGACTGATTCCATTTACAATTTCCGTTGTCTTACAGTGAAATATTGAATTGCCTTCCGGCAAAGTTGTCTTAGCGGTCAGGGTTAGCTTCGTGAAGCAACCATTCAGCGCTGAACTTCCCACCGGCAGCAGCTGCTAACCGTTGGGCATAATTTGTTTTCTTGGTGTATTCGGTTCGAGGCAATCGGCCCTTGGCGTACCATTTGTGAACGGCCACGACCGTTAAACCACAGATCTTTGCCGCCGCCGTTTGCCCACCAACCGCATCAACTGCAATTTGTACTGGGTTCATAGAATTCCTTTATTAACCAAATTAACTACGAGTTAAGAATATATCTTAACTGACAGTTATGTCAATTCTTTGGATACTTAACGCATGGTTAAAAAAGACGAACTGAAAGAGAAATTCACAGAACGCTTGCGCGCTGCTTGTTTAGAAGCTGGCGTAGGTGGTCGTGGGCTTCCGAAACGTATGAAGGACGCCCTATCTAAACAGGGTATTTCCATCACTGAGCCCGGCATCTGGAAATGGATGAATGCAGCAGCCATACCTGACTCGGTTAACATCCTTGCGTTAAGTCGTTGGCTACGAGTTCGCCCTGAATGGTTAGAGTACGGGCGCGGTGAAATGAAAGAGAATGTCTCCGGTGTTCAAAAACAAGAGTCAAATGTCCCACCTCAAGAAGAGTGGGATAGCGTTGACGCCTGGGATAGCACTACCCCTCTACCACAGGATGAGGTTGAGGTTCCTTTTTTGCGAGACATTGAACTCGCCGCTGGGGATGGAAGTTTTAACGAAGAAGACTACAACGGGTTTAAATTGAGATTCTCCAAAGCCACGCTGCGCCGTATTGGCGCAAGTACAGATGGTTCAGGAGTGCTCTGTTTCCCTGCTCGCGGTAATAGCATGGAGCCTAACATTCCCGATGGATCAACTGTCGCAGTAAACACGGACGACAAAAAGATCGTGGACGGGAAAGTTTATGCAATTAACCAAGATGGATGGAAGCGGCTAAAAATCCTTTACAGAGTGGGACCAAATCGACTCAGCATCAGGAGCTTCAATACTGCTGAACACCCTGATGAAGAAGCTGATCTGGATAAAATAGAAATTATCGGTCGCCTATTCTGGACATCGACTATCTGGTAAAAATCACGCACCTCCAATAAACAAACCCCGGCCATGCGCCGGGTTTTTTATGCCTAAAAATCACCAGCAAGACACAAATCCCACCTCGCGCCCCCTTGCCAAGAAAAAAAACACAACTAAATTCCCTTTTAGTTCATTTGGTTAATTAATTATCACAACTAAATTAACCATTGGTTATTGACCAAAATTAACCGATAGCTAATAATCACTCCATCGACAGCAACAACGTCACCCCAAACCACCGGGACGCTCTTTAACAATCAGGTTTAGTCACCCAGCGTTGAGCAGAGAGATCTGCATAACTCAGCACCCGGCAGTACCCAGCCCTTACGGGGGTATGGCACTAACGGCATGCAGCGGACAGAACTGGGCGACATTATTATTTTTTTAGGCAGTTGTGCTTTGAAATATCGGGGCACAACTCGCCGCACAAAATGCATTTTATTTCAGCGGATAATAACGGGGGTTTCTTGGTTTTGTGTGTCTGTTTGCGCTTGGTTGAGTTGTTTTTTCTCCTGGTGCGACCCGGAGCTATCTCACCTTGACCAACGGAAGATCTGGACTCACTGACCTCATCAATATATCCCCAACCACCGCAAACGATGCAGTTCGGGTTCCGACCACCGCACACGCATGGTTTGTTGAGCATTTGAACTCCTTGTAAAGGATGTTTTTTTGCAGGGTAGCACGACTTTTTACCCCTCGCATTTATCAGCTTCGGCTATGACGAGTGCGTGGGAAATAAGCACGGGAGCCTGACCCATCAACGACAACAGGCAAACAACTGGAGGGCAGGATCATGTAGTGAATAAACGGGACGACCGCAAATACCGGCCAGCCGTAGCAACGGTAAACGGCCAGTTCCCCCGGCGACGGAGTGAGGGAAAGGTGGCGATAAGCATCACGCAGTTTCGATTGGCGACCGATTAACGCATCAATCAGCCTAAAAATGACGAGTGGATTTACCCTGCCGCAGCCTATACGGGGCGGTAGGCATAAGAGCACTAAACAGCAGAGGGTTACACGATGAGCAAGGTAAAAGCAGCCCACATCGAAACACTGAAATCAGCAGGCATAAAGATTATTGAATCCCACATTCACGCCAGCGGCGGACACATAGTGATAGCTGATGTTGTCCATTGCTCTAATGGTGGCGGCAAGAAATGGCGCGAGGATCGCCCACTGACCCTGCGTAGCGCTGAATCAGTATGTCGTTATCTTGACGATATCAGCTAACACCCACCGCGCCCTACGGGGCGCACTGAGGCAATCATGACCTTTAATCAAATCGTCTGGCTAGGCGTGGTTGTCATCTGCGTCGCGTTCTGGTCAGTGGTTGGCTTTTACGTAACCAGATAAAGCTTTCAGTCCGGAGGGATGCGGTTTTTTGTTGGACTTAAAAGTAAAGGCATCTGAAGCCAGGCATCATCCTGGCACCCACCATAACACCCTCTTATCTTCCAGTTTGCCCCGTTGTTCGGGGCTTTTTTTCACATCACTAAGCGTTCCGTTCGTGGTGCGCTTACCCATGTGAATTTCTACCGAGAGGACATGTCATGATACCAATCCCCATGACCACCACCTGCGAGTACTGCAAGAAAGTGCTGCCAAAGTCTGACTGCAAATATGTGAAGGTTCAGCGTTACGTCTTAGGGCGATTTCAAAATGTGGACATACTGGTTTGCGCTGATCGTTGCGCTAACTACTACGCAGTCCGCCAAAACATCAAAACGCTTCAGTATCGCCTGCGCTGCATGCAATCACAGCGGAGGTCAGCATGGTGAGCCTAAATGCACGGATCCAGCATAAGCACGATTTGAATGGAAGCCACTTTGCGACAAAGCGTCGAGGCAAACACGTTTTTTATCTGACCGTTCTTTCTCTGTGCTTACTGGCAGTAGGCGCTGTATGGAACTGACGATTATTGAAACGCCGACGCGTCAGCAGCTCGCTGCAGAACATCTCATCCTTTCCATTTGCATCGCCAACAAACTGGACGCTTCCGACCTCGATCGGTTAGCGAGCCGATTGGCTGAAATTGACGCCGTCGCCGATGCCCGAACTGTTGGAACAAATCATGAGCATTACCTTTCGTGTAATTGATACCGAAACCACCAGCTTTGAGGGCGGCGTGGTCGAGATTGCCAGCGTCGACATCGTTGACGGTGTTATTTGCAACCCCATGAGCGACCTTGTGCGCCCTCCTGAGCCTATAGGGTTCGAGGCTATGGCTATCCATCACATCACTGAGGAAATGGTCGCTAACGCCCCACTGATTGACGAGGTGATAGGCCGCTACCTTGGTGCCGATCTCTATGTTGCACACAATGCCGTTTTTGACCGTGAGAAGCTTCCGCAAATCGCGGGCCCATGGATTTGCACGCTGAAGCTGGCACGCAAGCTGTGGCCTGAAGAGCGGCATGGTAACCAATATCTGCGCTATCGCTTCGGGCTTAAGCCCGACGTGCCTGAGGGTCTCTATGCCCACCGTGCGCTCTATGACTGCTACGTCACGGCAACCAATCTGCTTTATATGAACAGCATTGCACGCTGGAGCATTGCGCAGATGCGCGACATAACGACCAACCCGTCTCTGTTGCACGCAATGCCATTCGGCAAACACAAGGGCAAGACCTTCGTTGATATCGCCGCCGAGGATCCTGGTTACTTCCGTTGGGCCCTGGCAAATATGGATTTGAACGAAGACCAGGAATACACGATTAAACAGGTTATGGGAGCAATGTTCTGATGGGCATACCCGTGCTAATTCTTGGCGATTCCGGCTCTGGCAAGTCAGCCAGCATGATGAAATTAAACCCCGATGAGGGGTTTCTCATCAACCCGGAAAATAAACGCCTCCCCTTTAAATCGTCCGGCTGGATACCCCGCAACTTCGATAAAAAAACCGGCAATGTTTTTTTTACTGATTTAGCCAGCGACATCGTGCTGATTATTCAACACGCAAGGCGTGCTGGTAAACGGTTTGTCGTAGTAGATGATTTTCAGTACGTCATGGCGAATCAGTTTATGCGCCGGCGCAGTGAAAAATCATTCGAGAAGTTTACTGAAATTGGTGGCGGAGCCTGGGACGCCATACGGGCCGCGCAATCAGCGGACGATAGCCTAATTGTCTACTTCTTGGCGCACACCGAAGAAACACCCGGCGGCCGCGTAAAAATGAAAACCATCGGCAAAATGCTTGATGAGAAAATCACCGTAGAAGGCATGTTCACCATCGCGCTCAGAACCGGTGTTGCCGACGGCCGTTACTACTTCACCACGCAATCCGATGGAACTGACCCGGTTAAATCACCGATCGGACTTTTCGACTCATTTCAAATCGACAATGACCTGAACGCCGTAGACGCGGCGATCCGTGACTATTACGAACTTAACGACGGAGTAACCGAATAATGCAACCAATGTTCACTTTTGATGACGAATCAGCGCGTACCGCTGGCGCAGGCGGAGCATCAGAAACTGGTGCTTATGCAGGCAACATTAGCGCAGCAATCTTCACCACCGGCAGAGACTCCCAATCTGAAGCCATGGAGTTCTCTATCGATTCCGATGTGGGAAAAATTAACTACCTACGCATCAACTACAAAGGCCGCGAGGGCCAACCATTGAAGCATGGTGCAGCGCTGATCAATGCGATCATGGGGCTCACCAAAGTGAAGCAGTTAAATGCCGTCGAGATGACCAACGGTGAAGGCGAAATTGAGTTGCACTGCAAAGAACTGGAAGGTAAGCCGATCGGTTTCGTATTGCAAAAAGTCCTCTATACCAAAAATGATGGCGGTGACGCTTATAAGTTCGATGTTAAGCAGGTTTTTGGGGCTAACACTCGGAAAACCTACAAAGAAGCAATCGACAACACCCCCGCAGAAGCCGTTACCAAGCTGCTAGCCGTTCTTAAGGACAAAGATGAGCGCATTGCTAATGATGACCCGCAACATTCGGGCAGCCAGCAACAGCGCTCTATGCTGGGAAATAACGCCAACCAGCAACCTCAATCCAGACTTCAGCAAGCATCCGCCAACAGGCAGAATCAGAGCACCCAAAGCGCTCCTGACTTCGACGACGACATCCCCTTCTGAGCTGGCCTCTATAAAACATAGCCCTGCCATTCAGGGCTAAGGCTTCTTTACGCCTAAATTTCACAACCTTGAATAAATCGGCAGGAAAACCAATGGCTAACTCATTTAAGCAAATGTTCAACAACGGCACTATCAAGCGTCCTGATGGCCGTATGACTATCCAACTGGACGACATTCATGTTCAGGAAGGCTTCAATAAACGCGTGGAGAGCGAACACTCCCTGGCAGAAGATGAAAAACTCTTTCAGCACCTAATGCGTGGTAAGCCAGTTCCGCCGTTAGAAGTCAGGCCGCGCGATGATGGCGGTGTTTGGGTTGTCGAGGGGCATCGCCGCCGACACGCTTATAGCCGCTGTCGTGACGCGGGAAAACCAGTAAAGCCTATACATATAATTCAATTCACTGGGAATGATGTGGAGCGCGTCGCACGCATCATGAACAGTAACACCCAACTTCCCCTATCCCCTTACGAGCAGTCACTCGTTGTAAAAGAGCTGGCCGGGTTCAATCTTTCCCCCGATGAAATCGCCGCGTTGGTCGGTAAGAGCCGCGCTACGGTCGATAAATTGCTGGCATTCAGCCAGGCCAATCACGACGTTCAGACGCTTGTTAGAGAGGGTTCTGTTGCCGTTGACGCCGCTGTAGATCGTGTAAAAGAGCACGGCGAAGCTGCGGGAAAAGTGCTTGCCGGTGACGTCGAAAAGGCCAAGAAGGCAGGCAAGAAGAAGGTAACCAAGTCCTTTATCACTCCCTTATTCAGCGCCACCCGCGCACGCAGATTATGCGAACTGCTTTATGACGCTGCCCCTATGCTCCGTGAAGAGGGTGATGTTCTGCTGCTGACGCCGGGAACTAGAGAGGAAATAAACAAAATCCTCAACGAGTATCGGCAACAGAACCCTGCCCAGGAGGCTAGCGATGATCAAGCGATTTAACCCTGACTTTTCACTGAGCATTTCTCATGAACTCGCTTACATGCGTGAAACCCCGGAGGGCGGCTACGTGGCGCACTGTGACTATGCAACGTTGTTTTCTGAGCTGGAAGTTGTGAAGGCTGAGCGCGATGCGCAGCAGAAACGAGCCGATGCGCTGGCTGTGGAGAATGCGGCGCTGAAGGAAATTATTCACCCAATCGCAAACCAAAATACTGATGTCGAGTGCACTGATCGCCCTGTTTGGTACGTATGCGATCCGCGGCAAATGATGTCCCCAACAGCTTCCGCCCTCTGCCATATGTTTCATGGGCCTTTCTGGAGTCGTGAGCGTGCCGAGGAGTTTCTGGAAAACACCAGCTATCGGTACGGAAATAAGGCACAAGTCTTCTGCAAATCTCTATATCACTACCCTGAGATGCGGAAATTGTTTGATGCGTCTAAGAATCTGGCAACCCCAGCCACTGACGCCGCCCTTGCAGCTAACCGGACTAATTATATGGCTGAAGGTGCTGAAATTGTCGCAAGCAAAGCTCAGGTTATTTACCAAGAGCGCCATAAATCTGGAGATTTTGAATCTGCGGGAAAATATCTTACGACAATTAAGTTTGCAAATAATATTGCCTCCGACATTCGGGAGGCCAAATGAAAGAGCGCCCAGCGATGCCAGCAAATGAACTGAAGCCATGCCCGTTTTGTGCGGCAGGTGAAACATACATCGCGCCTAACCAGAACTGGACTGGCATGCGCTACGCAATTCACTCGTATACGTTGCGCCACATCTGCACTGATCGAGCGGTAATAACCATGACCCGCAACACTGAGGCGCTGCTTATCACTGCATGGAACCAGCGGGACGGTGACTGCGCTAGGGAGGTTGAGCGTGGGTAAGCGTAAGAGCAACAGAGATCTAAAACGGAAGGCTGCCATTAAGCGAGCTATCCAGTCAATTTTAGAGCCAGGAAATAAAAAACCCATGACTGACGAAGCCCAGGAGAAAGCATTATGAGCAAGATAAAAACGATGGGTGCCAGCCCGCTGACCGGGAATATTTATTACGGCACGCTGGATACCGATAAAGGCCGATGGGTTGGGCAGAAAACTGACGTCACAGAGATGGCGTGTTCAGCGGTTGCAGAGCATCTGTATACCACGAAAAAGAGCAAGGTTTATCAGTTAAGAGATGGTCGTGAGTTGGTGATAAGCGTACAGGTTCGGGAGGTCAAAGATGGGCAATAAGCTGAGCGAACTGAGCAAGCCTGCGTGGATTGTTGGCGAGAAGGAAATAGCTGACTTCATGAGCGGAGATGAGGCGCTGCTTGTGCGTGGGAACGACCCAGAAAGCACCGAGCCAGCACTTAGAATGTACTCGCAAGAGTACGTATCCGCCCTGCTGGCTGAGCTGGAAGCGAAGGATAAGGCGCTGAATAACGTTACTGAGCTGTGGAAAGATGCCAATGCCACTGCATTCGAACGCATTCGCGAACTGAAAGCCAAGCTGGCTACGCCAATTAAAATCGTGGACTACGACGAGTTTTTCATATGCCACGTGTCCGGCGCCAGCGATGACTACTGCAAAGGCTGGGTTGATGGGCGTAATGCTGCTGCTCGCGACGTTGGGAAGGCTGGCTTTACCGTAGAGGGGGATGAGTAGCCATGGCCATGAATATGATGGATGGATTGAAATTTGTTAAATACCCAGAACATACGGTTCTGGCTGACGGTGCGCCATGCGTGCTCTGCAACACTCGCAGGCCCGACAACCAAACAATTGGCGGCCCGGGTGGAGTGCGTATCTGTCGCGAGTGCGTATCTCTATGCAATGACATTTTTGTAGATAGAGATAAAGAGGCCCAGCAAAAGTCGATTGCAGCCCTTGTTGCAATTGAGCAAAGCATGCCGGATGGATATCAGCCGCACGAACTAATCGCGGCGATTTACCAAGCTATCGAGGGTGGAAAAGTTAGCGGATTGGAGGTTGTATCATGACACAGACACTAACGCCTGAAGCGATGCAGGAAATTTATGAGGCCGCAGTGCATGAAGAAGCAACGGGCGGTGACCAAGATGCAGGCTTCGAATTGCTCTGCAAACTGGAGGATGTTGGCGGAACCGGCGCAACAATCCGCAAGTTGATCGACATGGTGCGGGCGGCTAACCGGGAGGAAGCATGACACTAACGACTGAGCAGTTGAGCCAGATTAAGGCCGACATTGCAGCACGTAAGGCAATGCCTGAGTTCGGTGAAAGCATCGAAGGAAATATCGAGCGGCTGCGCGTGATTGGCGCAACACGTAGCCACTTCTCAACTGAAGCCGTTGAGATGCTGGTAAATGCTCTGGATGAATTGTCGGCTAACCGGGAGGCGCAGCCAGTGGCACTTATCGACCGGCGTCCAGTTTCAAGGCGAGTTGTTTGGCGTAACAATGGTGACAAACTTCCGCATGGAACCGAACTGTTCACCGCCCCGCAAGCGCCAGCAGTGCCGAATGAAATGCCTGATGCCGCGTACGCTGTGTTAAGTAAAGCGTGCGGTGACAATGCATGCCTTTTTGCTGATGAATTGTGGAACGCCTGCCGCGCCGCAATGCTGGCAGTAGCCCCAGAGGGTGGCAATTGACTCCCGCTCAACCATAATTATACTGTATGTATAAACAGTATTTTCATGGTGTGCATTATGGGCTCAAAAGAACTCGGCTATCAAATCGTCTATCGAGGTGAAACCCTACCTCATTTCGTAGAAGGTGGATGGGTGTTCTTCCAGCGCCTCAAGGAGTATGGCGGCGGCTACTGGCTAGGGCGAACCTACAACGATGCGTTCATATTCGGACTTGAGCGACCAACATCGCTGTTTGAAGGTATCCAATTCATCCTGGCTTCAAGGTCAGTCGAGCGAAACGCAGACCATTTTGACGACGATTTCACCCTCTTCTAAGAAGGAAACCACACATTGCTGCTAATGCCAGACGATAACGAAATTCTCGAACGGCTCAGCGCTACCGGCTCCACCCCTGATTCAGTTGCAAACCTTCTCCGCTGTGCTGGTTACAAAGGTATGACCGGCATAGCCATACGCAGACGGCTAATCAGGCTGGAAAAAGAAAAGGCTGTTGAGCGCGTTCGCCGCCCAGATATCAAAAAAATCTGCTGGGCACCAACCACCAAATAACACTTCCCCACCGGACAAAATGAAACCTCGAATTCCACAACGAATCAGCATCAAAGCTGAGGGGGTTCTATGCGCCTATAAGGCTGGCAAAAAGACACCCGCACGAACATACCAGCATAACCACTTAACACTGCCAGTGGCCCGCTGCTGGCGTTTGCTTTCAAAAGACAACGGCCATTCATGGGTAGTTATGAGTCATGAGCGGTACAACACACAGATAAGGATCAGAGCATGACCAATTATGAAATCCTGCAGTACCTGATTGCTGACGGTGGTTTTTACATCCGGGATGAGCACATAACCTTGCTCAGAAAAGCCTTCCCTAACGAAAACATCACGCCATCCAGAATATCGGCGTTGCGCTGCTCAATAACCCAGTCCAAGTACGTCACCGCTGAAATCGTCTATATCAGATCTAATATCCGCGCCTTGAAGGTTTTAGCCGTAGATCCTCAGCACCAAAACTATGCCAGAGCCAGACCAAAAGAAAGCTTCCAGAAAATCACTGATAGCTATCTACGAAGCGAACCGCCAGAGGTGGTCCGTCACATTCTTCTCGTCCAGCAATTCAACAAGTTACTCGCACCAGTAACCCACCAGCGCGCCTACTGATACCGGAGCATCATCATGACATTTGGATATAAAAACTTAGCGCACCAGGCTGCTGAGGCGGAACGCCGTGCCCAATATTCCGACGCGGCCAGTATTTGGCTTAAAGCTTACGAGGTTGCTCGCGCCGTCGATGTGGTGTGGGTACAAATCCGCATCGATTTTTGCGTTAACGCGGCATCGCGCAACTGGGGCAGATAACGATGGCCTATCAACTTATCTATGCAGATCCGCCCTGGAGCTACGGCAACACAATCAGCAATGGCGCAGCAGGTAATCACTACAACACGATGACCATGGCCGATTTAAAACGCCTGCCGGTATGGGCAATTTCGGCACCTGATAGCGTTCTTGCAATGTGGTACACCGGCAATCACAGCCAGGAAGCGATAGCGCTGGCAGAAGCGTGGGGATTTAGCGTCAGGACGATGAAGGCCTTCACGTGGGTAAAACTGAATCAGCAGGCCGAGCTACGGATCAATAAAGCGCTGGAGCAACAAACCATCTTCGACTTTACCGACCTACTCGACATGCTCAACACTGAAACCAGAATGAATGGCGGCAACTATACGCGGGCAAATTCAGAGGACGTGCTGATCGCTGTACGGGGACAAGGACTGGAACGAGCCAGTGCATCAATAAAACAGGTCGTCTTCAGTTGTCTTGGTGAGCACAGCCAGAAACCGTGGGAGGTGCGTCGCCGCCTTGAACTGCTCTATGGGGACGTAACCAGAATAGAACTATTCAGCCGGGGCGATGCACCTGGTTGGGATCATTGGGGGAATGAATGCCCAGTAAACAACCTGACGCTGATTCCTGCAGCATTCAGAAAAACCTTCTCCGTAGCACAGCAAGAGAACTACTGAACGAATTCGAATCCCCTACCAACAAATTCACCTTCCGACAGCTACTCGACAAACACGCAGTGAAAATCGCTCCCTATTGGCCTAAGCATCCACCGGCATGGCTGCGGCTTAACTGTGAGGTTCATCGAGTGCGGGAAGGGAAATAAAGAGGCATAGATGGATAAATACAGCCTTACAAGGGATGAGGCATGCGCTTTCCTGGGAGTTTCTGCGCCAACTCTAACTGCGTGGATTCGCTCAGGAAGGCTTTCAGCCACCCGCAAAGATCCAACCAAATCAAAATCCCCTTACCTAATAACCCGACAAGCCTGTATTGCCGCGCTTAGCATTCCGATCCACACTGTGCCGGTGAGCGCGGATGATGCACATGAGGAGAAAGCACCATGTCATTATTCCGCCGTGGAGAAATCTGGTACGGCAGTTACACGTCGCCAAGCGGCAAGCGAATTAAGGAATCGCTTGGGACTTCGGACAGACGCCAAGCGCAGGAGCTGCACGACCGTAGAAAAGCTGAACTTTGGAGAATAGAGCGTTTGGGGGACTTCCCGAATGTGACATTTGAAGAGGCTTGCCTGCGCTGGTTAGAAGAAAAAGCGCACAAGAAATCACTCGATGCAGACAAGGGCCGGATTGGATTCTGGCTTATGCATTTTGAGGGGGCTTTATTGAAGGATATAACCGAGGCAAAAATCTACACCGCAGTTAGCCGCATGACCAATAGGAAGGCAGAGGAGCGCTGGCAAATGCGTGTTGATGCAATGGCTAAGAAAGGCATTGTGATACCGCCGCGAAAATCTGAGGCCGTTTCAACTTCAACAAAGGCTAAGCACCTTGCTTTGATGAAGGCTCTTATGCGGGCTGCGGAAAGGGATTGGAAGTGGATAGAAAAGTCACCAGTGATCAAAGTGCCGCAGGAAAGAAACAAGCGAGTTCGGTGGCTCGAACCCGCTCAGGCACAACGATTAGTAGATGAGTGCCCAGAACCTCTTAAATCTACCGTTGAATTTGCACTAACCACTGGCCTCCGTCGCTCTAACATTATCGAACTTGCCTGGTCGCAGATCGATATGCAGCGCAAGGTGGCATGGATTTATCCAGAGGATAGCAAATCGGGCCGCGCGATAGGAGTCGCTCTCAACGACACCGCCTGCGCAGTTTTACGGCGACAGATTGGCAATCATCACAGATGGGTGTTTGTGCATAAAGATCCGGTGAGAAAAATGCGAGTCGATTCTAACACTGCTTGGCGGGCAGCATTAAAACGTGCTGGCATTGACGACTTCCGTTTCCATGACCTTCGCCATACTTGGGCAAGTTGGTTAATTCAGGCCGGTGTTCCTTTATCCGCGCTGCAGGAAATGGGCGGATGGGAAAGCATTGAAATGGTTCAGCGTTATGCGCACTTGGCACCCAATCATTTAACTGAGCATGCGAGGCAGATTGATGCGATTTTTGGAGGCTTAGTCCCAAATCTGTCCCATGTTGAAATTGAGAAGATTGGTTGA